GGCCCTCGCCGACTTCACGCGCTCGAGGGGCCGGGGCTCGCGCCTCGTCTTCTTCAGCGCCGACACGAACCTGAACGACCGGAAGATCGACGTCTTCGGCGGCGGCCCGCTGGTCTCCGCGTGGGACGAGGTCGGCACGCACCCGAGCACGCACGGGCCGCGCGGCGGGACGATCGACGTGATCGCTCGCCACACGGGCGACGGCCGGGTCCGCTTCACGCACGCCGAGGCCCTGAACGCGCTCGGGCTGAGCACGGACCACTACACGATCCGCGCCGTCGCTGAGATCCGGCCGCTGAGCCACCCGTGAGCGGCTCGCTCCTGACGGCCGTGCAGCGCGGTCGTCGCCTGTCCTCCCTCGAGGCGCTCCGCGACTACCTCGCCGAGGCCCTCGACCAGACCGTGAGCGCGCGCGATCAGGCGAGCCTCTCCGCCCGCCTTATGGACTGCCTCGAGCAGATCGAGGCGCTCGCTCCGCCGACCGAGGAGGTCGATCCCCTCGATGACTTCTTCGACGACGGCGACGAAGACCTCTGACCTCTGGCTCGACCTCGGCTTCATGCCCGGCGAGGCCCCGCCCCGCATCCGGCAGTGTCCGGACGTCCGCGCGGGCAAGGTCGCCGCGAAGGTCATCGCTCGGGCCCGGAAGGTCGGCCTCGCGCTCGACCCCTGGCAGCGCGACGTCATCCTCGACGCGCAGAGCGTCGACGAGGCCGGGCTCTGGAAGACGCCCCGCGTAGCGGTCGCCGTACCGCGTCAGAACGGGAAGGGCGCGATCATCGAGGCAATCGAGATCGCGTTCCTGACCGGCGCGTTCGGCCCGGACGCGAGACTCCTGATCCACTCGGCGCACGAGTTCAAGACGGCGCAGAACGGCTTTCAGCGCCTCGCCTCCTACTTCGACACCGTCCCGGAACTGTCCCGTCTGAAGGACGAGGGCCGCGTGAAGGTTGGCACGGCCGCCGCGCGCGAGTTCGTGACCGTGGTCGGCCGGAAGGACGCACAGGGCCGGAAGATCGAGCCCGACCGGACCGTGAAGTTCCTGGCCCGCTCGAAGGGCTCCGGCCGAGGCTTCTCGGCGGACCTCCTGATCCTCGACGAGGCTCAGGAACTCTCGGAAGAGGTGTGGGCCGCGATCCTGCCCACCGTGTCGGCCCGCCCGAACGCTCAGATCTGGCTCTTCGGCACGCCGCCGAGCGAGACCATGAACGGCGAGGTGTTTACACGCTTCCGTGAGAACGCTCTCGCCGGGAACGACGTCCGGCTCTCTTACTTCGAGTGGAGTGCGACGGACGATGACGACTTCGGCTCGCCGGAGACGTGGGCGAAGACGAACCCCGCCTACGGCGTCCGGATCTCCGAGGACGGCGTCCGCGACGAGTGGCTCGCGATGGACGAGGACACCTTCTGTCGCGAGCGCCTCGGCATGTTCGACGGCGCGGGCGCGCTCGGCGTCATCCCTGAGGACGCATGGGCGGCCCTCGTCTCCGAGTCCGACCCGACCTCGCGCGTCGTCTTCGCGATCGACGTCGCCCCCGACCGCTCTCGAGCCTCGATCGGCGTCGCCGGGCTCCTCGACGACGACCGCGTCATGGTCCAGGCGATCGAGAACCGGAAGGGCGTCGGGTGGGTCGTTCCGCGACTCGCCGAACTCACGAAGCGTTGGCCCTACCTCCTCGTCGTCCTCGACTCGGGCGGTCCGGCCGCGTCGCTCCTGCCCGACCTGAAGAAGGCGAAGGTCCGGCGCGTTCACACGATCACGGCGACCGAGGTCGCTCGCTCGTGCGGGCACTTCTACGACCTCGCCCTCGGATCTCCGGGCGGCGTCGACTCCGACGGGAACGAGACCGAGCCGACTCCGGCCCGGCTCGCGCACCCCGACCAACCTGTTCTGAACGAGGCTCTCGCGTCCGCGCGGAAGCGCCCGCTCGGCGAGGCATGGGCGTGGCACCGGAAGGACGCGACGACGGATATCACTCCGCTCGTCGCCGTCACCTTCGCCGCGTACGGCCTCTCTGTGAAGCGGAACGCGGCACGTCGCGAGACCGGCGCGCTTGTTCTCTGACCTGCCACGTAAGGAGGCTCGCGTGAACCCCGCTACGACCCCGGCCGAGCATGAGGCCCTGATCGACTACCACCTCGAGCGCCTCGGCCGCTTCCGCGCGCGTAACGCCGTGAAGGAGGCGTACTACGAGGGCCGTCAGAGGGTGAAGAACCTCGGCGTCACTCTCCCGCCCGCCCTGGCGAACGTCGACACCGTTGTCGGGTGGCCCGCGACGACTGTCGACGTGCTCGAGGAGCGCCTCGACTGGCAGGGCTGGACCTCGGCGAGCGGCGACGTCTTCGGCCTCGACAAGGTCTACCGAGAGAACGACCTAGACGTCGAGTCCTCCCTCGGTCACACGGACGCGCTCCTGACCGGCGTCGGCTTCGTCATGGTCGGCAAGGGCGACGTCGGCGAGCCCGAGGTCCTCGTGACCGTCGAGAGCCCGAACCGCGTCACGGGCGAGTGGGACCGGCGTCTCCGTCGCCTCTCCTCGGCCCTCTCGGTCGACGACACCCGCGCCGACGGGTGGGACGGCGTCGAGGTGACCGCCGTGACTCTCTTCCTGCCGGAGGGCGACTACGTCTACCGGCGCTCGATGAAGGGCATGTTCTGGAACCTCGACGAGGAGGCGAGCAACTTCCACGGCCGAGGCCGCGTGTCCGTCGTGATGGTCCCGAACCGCCCGCGCGGCTCGCGCTACGGCGGTCGCTCGGAGATCACTCCGGCGATCCGGAGTTACACCGACTCCGCCGTCCGCACGATGCTCGGCATGGACGTTCACCGCGAGTTCTATCAGGCCCCGCAGCGGTATCTCCTCGGCGCTGAAGAGCACATGTTCAAGAAGGGCGACGGCTCCGTCGCGACCGGCTGGGAGACCGTCATGGGGCGGATGCTCGCGGTCCCGCGCGACGAGGACGGCGAACTCCCCGAGATCGGTCAGTTCACGTCGAGCGACCCGAGCCCGTACCTCGAGCAGGTCCGGGGCCTCGCTCAGATGGTCTCGGCCGAGGGCGCGATCCCGCCGAACTATCTCGGCTTCTCGACCGATAACCCGCCGAGCGCCGACGCGATCCGCGCCCTCGAGGCTCGACTGATCAAGCGCGCCGAGCGGCGTGCAGCGATGTTCGGCCGCGCGTGGCGCGAGGTCGCCGCCCTGGCGCTCCTCGTGCGCGACGGTGCCCTCCCGGAGAACTTCTCCGACCTCTCCGCGAAGTGGGGCGACCCGGCTACGCCGACGCGCTCGGCCGCCGCCGACGAGGTCACGAAGTACGTCGGTGCGGGCGTCCTCCCGGCCGACTCTCAGGTGACCCGCGACCGTATGGGCCTCGGCCCGCAGGAGCAAGCGATCCTCGTCTCCGAGCAGCGGAAGGCGCGCGTCGCGCAGGTCGTCGCCGCCCTGGCGGCTCCGACTCCGTCGCCCGCTCTGGCACCCCCGGCCGCCGATGCTCACGCGGCGTGAGATCGCGGCGTTCCGGGCCGTTCAGGCTGGCTTGTCTGACCGTGCTCGGAACGCCCTCGCGGGCGTGTGGGCGGGGCTCGACCCGGAGGACCGGGCGGAACTGTTCCGCGTCGTGCCCTCCGCGTCGGCCGACGTCATCGCCGTACTGAGCGAGGTGTCCGGCGTCTACGGCGCGGACTTCTACGACGAGGCGCGCGCGCAGGTCTCCGGCCTGCCGTCGTTCGCCGCGCCGACGCCCGCCGCGACGCCGAGCGAGCAGATCCTCGCCTCGACGCGTTGGGCGCTCGTGCAGCCGGACCCGCTCGGAAACCTGATGAAGGTCGCCGACCGCCTCACGAAGGCACCGGGCCGAATCGCGATCGAGCAAGCGATCGCCGCCGACCCGGCGAACCCGCGCTTCGCCCGCATCCCGCAGGGGCCGACGACCTGTCGCTTCTGTGCGATGCTCGCGAGCCGGGGCGCGGTCTACCTGTCTGAGGAGACCGCCGACGGGCACGACTTCCATGATCACTGTGACTGTGAGGCCGTCCCGATCTTCGGCGAGGACCTCCCCGAGGGCTACGACCCCGACCACTACTTCGAGATCTACCGCTCTGAGGGCGGGGCCTCGATCGACCTCGGCGGAGACCGTTCCGCCGTCGTCCCGACCGCCGCCTAGCGCGGCCCACTTACTGCCCGCCGTCCTCCGGGACTGGCGGGCTCTTTCATGCCCCGCACGGGGCGGACACCTACACCCGCACGGGAAGAGGAATACATGAGCGACACCGCAGGCACCGGCACCGAGACCACCGAGCCGCACGGCTCCGAGGACGGCACCGGCACCGAGACCGAGACCCCGACCCTCGAGGACCTCCTCGCGAAGGTCGAGGAACTGACCGGGCACTCCCGTAAGTGGGAGGACCGGGCGAAGGCGAATAAGGACGCCGCCGACGAACTGGCGGCCCTGAAGCGCTCTCAGATGACCGAGGCCGAGAAGGCGGAGGCGGACCGGAAGGCCGCCGACGACACCCTCGCCTCCGTTACGAAGGAGCGCGACGACGCGGTCGCGGCGCTCGCTCGCTACAAGGTCGCGACCGAGTTCGGCCTGTCCGCAGAGGACGCCGAGACCCTGTCCGCGATCTCCGACGAGACCACTCTCCGCGCTCTCGCTGAGCGCCTGAGCGGTCGCTCCCCGCAGGGCTCCCGCCCGACCTCTTCGCAGGGTCGCGGGAACTCCGCCCCGAAGTCACCCCGAGAGCAGGCGCTCGACGCCCTCGGCGGGCTCTTCGACTGATCTACCCCTTCATCCATCACGTAAGACGCCTTACGCGCGTCTAGAAAGGAGTGTCGGCAATGGCTGGCATTCAGACCAACCGCACCGCGACGGGCATCCTCCTGCCCGCCGAGGTCTCCTCGCAGATCTGGCAGGACGCTCAGGCGGCCTCTGTCGTCATGCAGCACGCGGGTCGGATCGACCTGCCGGGCGAGGGCATCGCCGTTCCGATGATCACCGGCGACCCGGTCGCCTCGTGGGTCGGCGAGACCGACGAGATCGCCGTCGGCGACTCGTCCTTCTCGAACCGCACGATCCAGGCTCAGAAGGTCGGCATCATCGAACTCTTCTCCAACGAGTTCAAGCGCGACCTTCCCGCCCTCTACGCGGCCCTCGCCGAGCGGCTCCCGAAGACCATCGGGACCGCCTTCGACGAGAAGGTCTTCCACGGCGCGGGCTCCTCGACGTTCGACACCCTGAACGACGCGCAGTTCCTCACCCTCGACGGGACTGACACCTACGGCGACATGGTCGCGATCGACTCCGCGATCTACGAGGCGAACGGCGTCACTGACGCGTGGATCGTCGCCCCGAAGGCCCGTCGGGTCCTGATCGGCGCGAAGGACGCGGACGGTAACCCGCTGCTCCTGTCGTCCCTCGTCGACGGCCGGAACGTCCCGCAGATCCTCGGCGCAGACGTGTCCTACTCGAAGGCCGTCTACCACGCCGACGCCGCTGGCGATCAGGGCGAGATCCTCGGCCTCGCCGGTCAGTGGGCCGGGAACGCCTTCTACGGCAACGTCTCCGGCATCGAGGTCTCGATCTCGACCGACGCGACGATCAACAAGGGCGGCACGCAGGTCAACCTCTTCCAGCGCGACATGTTCGCCCTGAAGGTCACCGCGTGGCTCGGCTTCGCCGTCCGCGACAAGGCGAAGTTCGTCCGCGTCGGCTCCGGCGTGAACGCGATCGCCTGATCCTGACGGGTCGCTCAGTTGAGGGGCAGGGCTTCGGCTCTGCCCCTCTTCTCCTCTCCCCGTCACCTCTCTACCGAAAGGGGCTCGTATGGCCGAGCAGCCTTGGACTATCCCGAGCGACGTCCGGGACCGTTGGATCGGCGACGAGCCGCTCTCCGCGAGCGACACGCAGATCGGGACCCTGATCGGCGACGCCGAGGACCTGATCCTCTCCGAGTTCGCCGACCTGCCGGACCGGATCGACGCCGAGGGCGGCGTTCCGCTGGCTCGCGTGAAGCGCGTCGTCGCGCGCGTCGTCATGCGGCACCTTCGCAACCCCGAGGGCATCCGGCAGCAGCAGGAGGGCGCAGGTCCTTACCAGCGGTCGACGACGTACGGCGGGAACGAGCCCGGCGCTCTCTACCTGACCGACGAGGACCGGGCGGCGCTCGGCGGCTCCCTGTCCGGCGCGGCGTTCACGATCGACCAGACGCCGACGACGACCGCCCCGCTCGGCCCGTCCGGCTGGCTCGATTACGGCGGGACCTACTTCCTGTGAAGGCCGTTTACACGCTCGGCCTGAAGCGCCGCACGACCGGCACGAAGGACGCTCACGGGAACGTCATCGAGGGGCACGCCGACCCGGTCGACTGGCCGGTCTACGCGATCGCGCCCTCGACCTCTGAGGAGCCCGGCGTCGATCGACTGGCAGTCACTACCGGCCTGTCGGTCCTGGCCCCTCTCAGCACCGTTCCCGGCCCGCTGGACCGCGTCGTGATCGACGGCGAGGAGTGGGAGATCGACGGCGAGGTCGCGAACTACACGCGCGGCCCGTTCGGCTTCACGCCGGGCGTCGTCGTGTCACTGAAGCGGGCGGAGGGCTGACCGTGGCGCGTACTTCGATCCGATGGAACCTTC